GAAAAGTAACACTAGACTTTTTAAGTAAATGCTAAACCGCATCTGTCAAATTTTGAGTATTGTTTCATTTGTAATGGTAGCTTCTATGAGTGCAGGGGCATTTGTTACTTACAGATTTGTTACGTCAGAGCAATTTAAAAGCCAAGTTATGAATCAGATACTTTCTGAAGTTAGTGGGTCTATGGGAAAAGTTTTAGATAAACAACTTCCAAAATCAACAGGTGTATCTATTCCTTTTAATGGAAATTAGAGAAATAAAAATAAATGAATTAGTTGTTCCTAAAATTAAAGTTTATGAACCATTAATTCCACGCATCAAAAAAGTACCAAAATTAATTGTTGATTATCCAGCCTGTATAAAAGTTCATAGAAATAATTTAGCAACACAGATTGATATTGATGAAAATGGCACAGTTATTGAGTGCGGTTTACAAGTGCCGAGTTTTGAGCCACTAGATTACACTCCTATGTACTTCAACCCAACATACTCATCTTTGACTAACAAAGCAGAACAAGAACCAGAAATTAAATCAGAAGAACAAAAAGTTGCAAGAAAGAAAAAAGAAGAAGACCTTTATGAACCTTGCCCACCTTTAAATCCTCAATTTATGAAAGGTGATTACAGAAATGATAAAAGGCTGTTCAGATTTGATTCATACGAAAGAATAGAAATAGATGGAGTTATTGAGTGTGTCGAAAATTGGGAAAAAGTACCATTCAGAGAGAGTTTTATTGGTACGCCTCAAACTCTTATTTCAACTACTTTGCTCGGTGTGGTTGCTGGTGGCTCTGCGCTTTTGGCTCCTTTGATAAAAAAGCTAATTTCTACAATATTTAAACAACTAAAGAAAAAGATCTCAAAAGAAGAAAAAGACAAGATATAAACATAAGCAGACATTTTTACAAGCCCCTTACAGGCGATTCTGAAGGGGCTATTTTTTTGTTTTTACGTCAATTTTGTGTGAGTGCGGTATAACTTGACCCATCTTTTCAGTAACTATGACATCAGAGCAAATAGAATGATATGGGCTTTTAGGGTGGTATTGGATTCCAGCGATTTTAAGTTCACCGCAATTCTTTAATCTTGCTAATTCATAGTCTAATTTTTTATTATTTAATATTTGATTCTGTATTTTCTCCTGTGTTGTAGCTGATCGTAAACAGGCATCTTGATATGCAGATCCTAAAGGAATAGAAAACGTAGCTGCTATTCCAAAATTTATTCCTAAATTGTCTTTGTTTGCAGAATAGTTTTCTTGGTGATATAAAATCTCACCAGCGTTGGTCAAATTCCCTTGTTCGTCAGTTGCTAAATTATATACAGGCGTTGTGTAGCGTAAGTCTTGAGGACGTTTTTGATTGAACGTGGTAGTTACAAACGGAGAGATAGTGAGCATTGAGTTTTGGCAAACTACACCACCGCCAAATTGAGACTCAATGAGATTGCCTTGTAAGACTTGCACCGCCTGATTGGAAACGCTTGATGACGACTGAGCTACGGGCGCTGCGGTTGATGAAGAATTTGCTAAAATTGGCTTATTTATGAGACAAGTAAGACTTGTTATTGCGAGAATACTGTAGTGGTTTCTGTGACGCTTTCTGATGTTATTTGTCTTGTTACGTCTGTAATTCTGCTTACTGAGGGCTGTTTGTAAACCTCTGTAAATTGAAAGGCTGCTCCATTTGTTGTTAGTGAAAAGTTTGCTTTGTTGTCTAGATCTACTTGTTTCCATGTATAAGTTTCACCGTTCAAAGTGGTTTGTAAGTCAGTATATTTAGGACTGATACTACCGTCAGCACTGACACCCGAACCTGTAACGCTGTAAGTAGATCCTGAAAACTCCACTGTTTTAATCTGTTCGTTGATATTAGTAGTTGTTCTTGTGGTGCTAAAACTCGAGCCTTGACTGAAATTTGGGACGACAGGGATTGCATACAGTGGGTTAGATATAAATAAAATTAATAAACCTAACCATTTCATTAATCTAATATTGAAAGTTCTGTTACAAATTGGCCTATAGCAGTAGTACCAGCACCACCAGCCGTCACCGTTGTTAGCCCTGCACTTGTTACAGTACCAGCTAAGTTTCCAGCAACCCCACCAGAATAACTTGTTGTCTTACTAAAAACAGGCAGATCCGCAATAATCCCCGAAGCGACATCTACTCCAGAGCCGACTGTATATGCGGCATCACCAGAAATAAATGACTCTTGGAAAGAAAATGCACTTCCCGCAGTATTAACGTCATAGGTACCAGCATCTAATGTGGCTGCGGCTGTAGCACTTGCTGGTGCAACTAACTTTCCGAAGTGATCGTCAGCGGATGCAACTTTTATATTTGAACCTGAAACACTATATGTACTAGCACCACGTTCAGCAACGGTGTAAGCACCGTCAACAGTAAGTTGAGTCGAACTGGTCATTTTGTGAATCATGTCAGCTTGCGCCGCTGGCATAAGTAACGCTGCAAGAATTAAAAACTTTTTCATTTGATTCCAGATTTAGTATTCTTATTATCTACTATACCGTTTTTATTGTTGTTGCCTTTTTTACCAATACTTAGGCCCAGAGAAGCAGTTGACGCACTGAAGATCGAGGCTATAAAAGTTGGATCAAAGTCCACAATTTTTTTACCGTCTGGAGGCTCGTAATATGAGAGAGATAACAGCGTTGCGCTCCAAATCAAAATGGAAATTTTAACAATAGTTTCAACTCTACTGTCTTTTTCTTCTTCCATAAAATTAAGGTTTCTTGTTTAATACTGGCATTTTAGCTATGTTTGGAAAAACAAACAATTTAATGATTAGAATTATCAAGCCCATTTTAAAATTTTTCGTAAAGAGTAATGCAGTTAAATCTTTGGTGATTTCACTTTTGGAGGACTACAGCGCATCTACAGAAACAGAAATTGATGATGAGATTGTGAAACTGGTGAAAGAAAAATTATGGCCTACTTTATGAAAAATATTATTGATACATTAACCAGCAGCTACAGCCTTGAGGGTGAGTTCGAGGTGCAAAAGTCCATTCAGTTCATACAGAACATGGAAGATATTGAACTGCTTAAGCCCTATGCCATAAAGCTTTTACAGACAAATGCAAAACAAGCCCATTTTGTAAGTAGTGCCATAGAATTTATTGCTCATCAACAAGCTTATGTTGTAAGGCTAGAAAGCAAAGTACGCAAGAAAAAAGCGACCTTCTGGGATCGCTTTAGATATATAATGTTTGGGAAGAAGTAGAGGTCTTACAGACTGACTTGCTTATATAAAGACGGAAACCTGTATCAGGGTTGACTCTCTTTATATCCTCGAAGGGAACTCATAACATCTTTGATTGAAAGTTTGGAGTCGATCCCAAATCTATTTAGAGTCATCAATAGTAAATTCTTTCAAAGGAGCAGCTTGTCACCTTACTCAGAAAGGTTGTCATGCCTCTAGATTAAGGAACTAAATCCTTTTCGGTAATATCAAACCAAGTTGCAGATTCATGCACCATGCCAGTAAGCTCATCTGTTCTTGTTGTTTCACAAAACTCATAGGTTCTCTTAGATTGTGCATGATAAAAAATCTGACCTATATAAGGATTGTTTGGAAAAGTTACTAAGTACATAATCAAAAAGGAGGTTCATATTCAGAGGCAGATAGTTCTGCTTGATTAGCTGGGACATCTACAGTGGCTTCAGATGCTTCTAATTTTACTTTTTTAGGGTTTATAGTGCCATAAGCACCATATTCGTCTGAGTCGAAACTACCGACCTTTCCGTTGCCATAGATGTAAATACCTTCTACTTCTTCTCGTTCACCTGTTTTCATATCATATACTTTTCCAGTTTTATGGTATTTTTTTTGTTCTACCATGTTCATAACATGAGTAACAAAATCTGGAGCAGATTCCAAGGGAATAAATAAACGTAGTTTTTTAGGGTATTTTTCTTTACCTTCATACTTGTTATCCTGTACCGAAAAATTTACAGGAATTGGTAAAGCTGGTTCAAAAGGTTCGTAAGCCATAGTAATTAAAAGGGTTCAATAGGTGTAATGCCGTTTGCTTCTTCCCAAGCAAGGACTTTATGTAGGTCATATCTGACTCTAGGATTGCCATAAGATACAGCTAAGATAGGAAGTTCATAGTACTCAGGGCCTATGCCTTTGTACCGCCATCTTCTTATGGAGTCTGGGTGCATACCATATCTCTTGGCGAGTTGATCGGTAGAGAAATACTGGCTGCCAGCTACTGTCATGTTGTAATTACCTCCTTTCTAGTTTTGATAAGTTTACAAAGGTCTAAATAATCCTCTTGTGGTATTTGTCTGTCAGCATAACGTACCTCTAAAAACTCGGCACATTTGTCAAGTTTTTTTGTAGTATCAGCTTTTAAGATTGCATCTTTAGCAGCGACAGAAAGATTTTGAACTGGCTTGGCTGATCTGTCTTTTTTTGCATTTTTCCATGCTTTTTTTGAATCATAAAGCGATAGTCCAAACTGATTACCAAATTGCATGAAGGCTCTTTTTCTAGCGTCAGATTCAGCTTCCTTTACTGCTGATTCATGTTTGTCACCTAAATTAACTTTTTCACCTTTGCCATGTCCAGCACCAACTCCCTCTCTAATAACATCACCAACTGTCACTCTGACTTTGGCAATATAAGTTACACAGAGATCATCACTCTGAACACAGTCAAGCTGTATTGTTTCAGATGACCAGCCATCAAATCCAAAAATTCGGTTAGCTTCATCAATAGCTTTCCAACTTTCAACAAAGGGAACTTTTTGATCCCAGCCAGTTTTTCTTTCTGATACGTTCTCAACATCTATAGGCTGCTTGAGAAGTTCTGTTTGTTCTTGTGTAAATGTCATAACCATTTAGGGGGTGTAAGTGTTTTGATGCCCTCTGGAGCTTGATCGCTGTATCCAGCCCAGATGCCTGACTCTTGGGCGTTTTTGATGTCAGACAAAGCTTGTTCTTGAAGCTCATATCCACGCTCAATAAAATGAGGTGACAGTTCATATATTCCCACGCTGTATGGAAATACCTTTTCAACAGCAACAAAAATAAATCGCTTTTGACCTGTGCCTTGAAGGTAATGACTACTTTGAAGAAAATACTTAAAATTAACAATAGTTTTAGTAAATGCCTCTGGCGAAGCCCCACCTTCACCTGTGGTTTTAAGATCAATGACCATATCATCAATCACATAGTCACAACGGCATTTGCATTGCAAGCCTGTTTCTCTATGCTTCCACCAGTAGGATTGTTCTGCTAAACCTCTACTGTCTTTCAAGGTATCTTGAATGATGTAGTTGTTAGCAAATTCGTTATTACAAAGAGCCTTATAGATACCAGTAAGAGTATCCATTTCTGGAGTTGTAAAAGTTTCAATGCCTTTTTCTTGCATAGCTAATGCTGTTGCTTTACCAGCTTTTGTTCTTTTATCGTCTAATAAAGAATAAGAAACAGGAAAAAGTTTAGGCTCAAGTACGAATTTATGACACATAGATCCAAACTTCATTGCTGGGGTTGCAATTCTAGGTGGATTGTTTTTGCCATACTTATAGATGTTAAAAGCCTCAAGGCCATGATCTATGGCATATTTCAAGTCAGAAGCAGCAATAGCTGGATCTGATCTATACACTTGTTCGTCAATATCAACTGACGTTATGTGAGGTGTGGTGTTGTTTAAAGATTCCATTTTGTTATAGTAATGGTGTCCTTTGGTGTTAGGACAACGGGTGGATACTGGTAGAGATCAGGGGTGGTCTTTACCAGTATTTTTTTTGACAATTTCTTCAAGCTCTATAAGTGCTTGTTGAGTAGTTTTTAATTCTTTAAGAAGTCCATCATTAAACTTAATTAAAGATGTTTGATTCTTTTCAAGATCAGCAAGCCTTTGCAGCATACGTTTGATTTCAAAAGTCATTTCTGAAGCTCCCTGCACGCCATTTCTATATTATTTACATGACAATCTTGATAAGTCATGTCATAAAGTGTTCCTGACAATGTGGTGAATAGTAAACCCATGCCAGCAATTGCGAGAAATAGATTTTGCATTTAAAATACCTTGCGAAAGAATGGCTATCTCAGCCATGACTTAATATTATATGCACTATGTTGCACTGTCAAGTCCTATAAGATATTGTTACAGATCCATAACATTTAGATAAACTTACAGGGCAAGGGTGGACATATATATATTATTCATGTATTATTTAAATATGAGGTCGAGAGATCGGCTGATTATTTAAACTTCGCAAAGGATTCAAATGACTAAGCTTCCAGAAACTCACACAGCACTAAACAAAACAATCAAAGGTGTTGCATACAACCACGAAACAGACAAGTTAGAAGAAACTACTTTCACTTTTACTGATCTTAAAAAAGCAAGTTATGAATCAGTTTCCAATAGATTGGTATGTAGATGGCTTAGAAGAGTCAGACTATGGATTAGATGACCCAGCTGATTGGCTCATTGATTGGAGAGATACCAAAAAATTAGCTAAAAAACTTGACATTACAACACAGCAACTAAAAGGTGTTGTTGGTTCATTAATCAACAAAGGTGCTTTAGATGTTGAGTCTAAAGGTGACACTGAGGCAGAAAAAGCTATCTGGGGTCAAGACCTATGGTGGCTAAATGAAACAACATTCAAATCACTCTTAGTAAAATAATCTAAATCAAATCAGCCCCACCTGAACTGGTGGGGTCTTTATTCACCTATCACCCAAAAAATAATGACACAAAATCAAAGACTAAAACTTGCTCAAGCTCTTATCACAGAGGCAGTCGTTTGTGCAAACAAAGACGAAGATGCGGAAGCAAAACATCTTACAGAGCTTGCTGTAAAACATGAGTTCAAAGATGAAATAGAAAAGCTTATCAAAGGTGATGTTGAACTATTCAAGATTACTTTTAAAGCAATGTATTCACAAAATGTAAAAGCAAGGATTGTTTCAAGAATTATCCTTAATATGCTGATGGAAAATGAGGATTTTCAAAAAACATTCAGAGATAAATACATTGATGTAGCCCATGAACTTTGGATCTTTGAAAAGGAACAAGAGTGGAAATACAATGGATAAAAATCTTAAAATAATTGATTTATTCAGTGGCGGTGGAGGTTTCTCTTACGCTGCTGAAAAACTTGTTGGCGGTTTTGAAACAATACAATTTTGCGAAATTGATTCATACTGTCAGAAAGTATTAAAAAAACATTGGCCAACTGTTCCTATCCATGACGACATCAAAACCTACAAACCAAAACCAAACTCAGCTTCAGTTATCGTTGGGGGATTTCCATGTACAGACATCAGTACAGCGGGCAAAGGGCTTGGAATCACAAAAGAAACGAGGTCTGGCCTCTTTTACGAACTCATGCGAGTCGTATGCTTGGTTCGACCAAAATACGTCATCATGGAGAACGTGGCAGCGATCCTTAATAACGGAATGGGAACTGTACTCGGAGAGCTTTGCAAGGCAAGGTATGATGCAGAATGGTCAACTTTTCGAGCAAGCGATTATGTCAAAACCTGTCACCACAGAGACAGATGGTGGCTCATTGCAAGAAACAGAGATTTTGCCAACTCCAACAAGAAGGGATTACAAGGGAAGACAAGCAAAAGGATACAAAGAAAGGGGTTATGGCCCGCTCCTACCCGATTCTGTAACCCAAACTGGAGAAAATATGGTGTTAAACCCGCAATTTGTAGAACTGATGATGGGTCTACCTCTGAACTTTTCACAAATCGAGCAAACCGACTTAAGCTCCTCGGAAACGGCTTAATTCCTCAATGTGCCGCTATACCTTTACGACGTGTTTTGGATTTAGAAAATGAGTCTTGAATATCAGTTTAAAAAAGCTTTTCTTGAACAAGAAGAAGAAAAGTTTATTGAGTACCTTTGTGACAAAAGGACTAGAGCAGAAGTTATTGCAGCAATAGAAAAAATTGCTCTGATTAACTTAGAAATAAAAAATTGTGATGATGTTATTTATACAGCTAATATCCCAGAATTTGATGATCCTTTGTTTTAGGGGTTAATATCTAAATGTAAGAGATTACAACTTCGTGTACTTGCAAAACTACATGAACATTTTTCTCAACATCAAAGCTGAAGATGCCCATAGGCTGAGGCAGTTTTTGAAAAAGAACCCATCAACACCATCTGGATCTGGTATTGCAAGAGAACATCTTGATGCTGGCATTATTTCCAGAGTTGTTTTCCAACTTGAACACGCATTGAATGAATTATGAGTCGGGTAGCCTGATGATCTATGCAAAGCAGATCTGAAAGCCATAAAACACCTAGTGGAGACTTAGGGAAGGCAGGGCGGTTATGCGAAGAGCCGATCCATAACCCGACTACTCAACCAATGTATATTTTGCTTTTATATCAGGAACAATCATTTCTGGATATTGAATTGTGTGCCATATATGGCTGCACTTATAGCACTCTCTACGTCTGACAATAACGTGCTTTGAGTTGCGGTCTGATCTTCTTACTTTTTGATCTGTGTATTCTTGGCACTTAGGACAGGCCACCCATGAAATTCTTTTCATAATCTGATATATTGAATTTAGATCGCATACTTAGTAGCCCCTACCTGAAAGGGTAGTTGTGAGCCTAAGACTGATCTCTATAAGGATCGCTTACCTGTAAACCTCTACACCAACGTGTAGGCAGTGAGTTCAGGGCCGATCCTTTTTAGTTTTTGATTGTTCTGATTTTTATATCAGCACCAGTTCCAGATTCTGTTTCGCAATACTTTTTGACAGCGTGTAAACTTACAACTTGGCTATCGTCAGCAAATGCGGATTTAGTGAGAGAATCCAGTAAGGCTCTGCAATGTTTATCCAGATCACCCTTGTTTTTGTTGGTAATATACACAGGGGCTGATTGACGAATCATGCCGTTGGGGAGATAGTGAAGCTTCGGGCGTTTGAACCAGAACACCACCTCTATTTCAACTGGTTCTTTGATTATATCGTCCACTATCAACTTTGCCT